GTCGCCGCTGAGGTCCTCCGGGACGTTCGCCTCGTATGTCGGAGTCTGCCTCGGCTCCATCAGGCACCGGCCGCCTTGGCCTTGCGCTCGCGGTCGGCGAACATCAGGCTCAGCACCTTCGCGCCCTCGCTCTGGGGACGAGCCTGCTGCACCTGGATGGGCACTGCCTTGCGCGACAGCCCGAGCAACTCGTTGAGCGCGCGTATCTCGGCGGTCGCCTGCTTGAGCACGGACACGGCGGGGTGTGGGCGCTCCATGATGGCATGCCTGCCGTTCTTTGCCTTGATAGGCTTGTAGCCGACGGGGTCGAGCACCTTCACGGACTTGCCCTTGTCCATCGCGTCCTCCGCCGCCTTCGCCACGGCGTGCCAGTAGCACAGCAACGCGAGGTTCGGCGCGTCCTCGTCGGAGAAGCGCCCCGATGCGGTGACGCTCGCCCAGATCTGCGATTGGTAGTCGTCCGATGCGACCGATTCCGGCATCTCGAGCATCCCGGCCTCCTTTCTCGTGCCCGCATTGTGCGATGCGGGTGAGATTCGCGGCCTACCCCCGCCCTGTGGTCATGTGGCGGGGGGAAATCGGCACTGAGCAGCATGGGTGTCCGTGCACCCCCGGGGAGGGGCAATGCCCCCGCCATCGGCGGCTCAGCGCCCCAAAAAGCAGTGGGGCGCAGCCGAGCAAACGACCGCGCCTCCAGTTTGGCTTTTCAGCCCCGCCTATTCAGTTGTCTCGAGCCTTCAGAACAGCCTCGTGCGCCTTATCTCGACGGGCCTCGCGTCGCCCGGCATGTGCTTGCCCTTCCTCTGGTTGCAGATGCGGTGCGCCGCGTCGAGGTTCGCGTAGTCCAGCACCGCGCCGCCCCTCGCCCTCGGCACCACGTGGTCGGCCTCGAAGCTCCACGGCGTGCCGGGCGGCAGGCTGTAGTCTATGGGCTGTCCGCATATGTGGCACGGCCTGCCCTCGGCGCGGAGCCTCGCCTTGAGCTTGCGCTCGGCGTTGCCGTTGGAGCTCCACGTCATGCCAGGCGCTTCCTCGCGAGGTAGTCCTTCTTCACCGACAGGGTCGGGGTCTCGTCGGTGCTTCCTATCTTGATGGTGAGCGTTATGGGCGGCAGCACAAACCTCTCGTCGATGTCCCCCGCCACGTCTTCCGCCATGGACTCCAGCAGGGCCGCGGCGTCGCGGAGCTGCCGCGCCACCCTCTCGCCCGCACTCATGCGACCAGCCCCACGACCAGCTGCATGCACCACAGCACTGCGGCGACGCACAGCAACACGAGCACCGTCATGATGAGGCACCCGATGAGCCTGCCGATCAGCCTTCCAATCTCGTCCATTCAATCCTCCAATCTCACCCGCACGCCATGCGCACGAGAACGGTCAGAACCACGGCGAGCGCCCATGCGGACCTCGCCGCCCACGCCAGCAGCGCGGTGAGCGCCGCCAGCGGCATCAGCCACAGAACATGGCGCACGCTTCCTCCTGCATGTCCCTCATGTGGTCCGCTATCCACGGGAGCGCCCAATAGGCGACGTCGCCCGGCTCCGCGTCCGCCCCGTCGAACTTCTCCCGGAAGGCGTCGTCGAACTCCACCTCGCAGATGCCGTAGTCGCAGCAGCACTCGTACATCTTGATGCACTCGGCGCAAGTGGGCTTGCCCTCGCCGAAGTGCCTGTCGATTGCCGCGCCGGTGCATCCGTCCGGGAGGTTGTAGCCCGGATCACAGCTTGCCCCCAAGGCGGATCACCTCCTCGCGGTACATCTCGTACCGTTCAATGAACCTGCGCGGGTTCTCCGCGATGACGTCGAGAACCTCAACGAGCGCCATCTTGCCCAAGGGGCGCTCGCCGTCCGTGAGCTCGCTGTCAGGCACGTCGATGATGTGGCGCTCGATTATCTCGAATCTCATCTCTCCACCTTCTTCCTCACGACGTCGCGCGGGTCTTCGCCCATCGCCTCCGCCAGATTGAGCAGCAGGTTCATCTTCACTTCCCTGCCGTTGCTGATGGCATGGCTCAGGCTGCTGAGGTTCACCCCGGCGGCGCGCGCCAGCTGCTTCAGCGGGACGTGGTTGTCGATACGCCAATGGGCGATCTTGTCGGCGTCCAGAACGTACTCGGTCGCCATCACCTGCACCTCCCGATACTCTTCAGGTACAGGTTGTTGCGGCGCGAGCGGGCGAGTGCGCGACGGCTGCGACGCTGCCACTTCGGGTCAAGCGCCTTCGCGAGCTTCCTCATGAGACGGCGGGCGTCTCGGAACACGCGGGAGATGCTCTCCCACAGCATCTCGGCGACGGCCTTCGCGGCATCGCCGATTGCCTCCAGCAACCGCGTCGCCGCCCAGCTAAGCGTCCCGGGGTATGGCGCCTCAAACGTCTCGCCGGTCTTTTTCTCGTCGGTCATCGGTATTCCTTTCATTCGGTTCCTATTCGCATTCGTAGACGTCGCCGGCCATTGATTCCGCGAGCGCGCGCATGTCGGTCACCTCGGCGCACTCCGCGCCGAAGAACATTCCGAGCTCGCACCTCTTGTGCCTGTCGCACCGGTAGGCGCGGCAGATCTCTGGCCTCGCGGCGTAGACCGAGCACTCGCGCCCGTCCGTGAGGTACGGGCACAGCAGGTCGTACTCCGCCCTGGGCTCGGCGGGCTCGATTCCGTTCCGGCGCACGTACGCCTCGAGGCGCACCCGGTCGAACGGGCTCACGGGCAGGAAGCGCGAGCAGCACTCGCCGCAGCCCCTGCAGTCGCCCGAGTACAGGTCGGTCACGTGGTCGCTCTGGAGCCCGGCGTGGATGGCCGCGGCGATGGCCTTCTCGTCATTCATCGGCCCGCCCTGCCGCTCCTGTCGGGCACGGCGGCCTCTACTCGGCACTCTTGGCCACCTTCTTGTCGTAGATCTTCTTGAGGTACCGGCGCATGAACCGGGTGAACTCCTCCTCGCTGACGCCGTCCGCCAGCGCCACATATCGCATCGCATCGTGGCACCATTCGTCGAAGTCGAGCAGCCTTCCGCTGAACGCGCTCTTGACGTCCGTGACCTCGGCGTAGGTGAAGCGGGTCAGCATCTCCTCGCGCATGACCTTGTCGGCCAGCGCCTCGATGGGCGTCTTGGGGCGGTTGATGATCCGGCTGTAGCCGTTCGCCCTCTTGGTCATGGCGTCGAGCTGCTTGAACAGCTTGTTGTTCTCGGCCGCGAGGCGCTCGTTGCGGCGCTGCTCGTAGTCAAGCTCGGCGAGCACGTACTGCTCGCAGTTGGTGATCTCCATCGTCATTTCACCTCTCGGATGATCTCGTTTCCGTAACGGTCGGTGATGGCCCAGTAGCCGAACATGTAGAGGTCGGGGCTGTGCGGCGGGTACTCCCTGAGCATCGTGCCGGACCACCATGCCTCCTCGGCCGCCCCGGTGCGCCATACCCACTCGGCCCTGAGGCCGCCGTCGTGGAACTTCCCGTGGCACCCGGTCGTGCCGGAGCCGCACAGGGCGAACAGCGGGCTGCGCAGCTCCCACACCCCGTTTGGCGTGACGAGCCTGAACGTCTTTCCCCACGACCTGCGGGCGACGTGGTGGCAGTTGGAGGCGCGCCTACCGCACACCGCGCACCGGGCCTGCGTCGGCTCGTATGCCGTGTCGTGCGTGTACCTCGCCCCGAGGTGGATTGGCTACACTGATGTGGACAGTTCCGGGAGGGGCGCAGGAGACGGGAGGGCCGTATATGAGGGACCCCAGGCACCCGAGGCATTTCACCGACGAGTTCAAGAGGCAGATAGTCGACCTCTACAACGCCGGCAAGCCCAAGCGCGAGATCATGGACGAGTACGACCTCGGCAAGAGCACCGTGGAGAGGTGGATCAAGTCGATAAACGCGACCGGCTCGCCGCGCGCCGCGTGCAACCGCACGCCCGAGCAGAACCGGATCCTGGAGCTCGAGCGCGAGAACCGCAGGCTCCGGATGGAGGTCGACGTCTTAAAACAAGCGGCGCTGATATACGCTCGAAAGTGAGGGCCATAGCGGCCAACGAGGGCCGCTACCCCATATCAGCGCAGTGCAGGCTCCTCGGCGTCGCGAGGTCGACGTACTACTCCATGCGCTCGCGGGCCGACCGGCCCGCCGCGCCGGACCCCGCC